ATTCCATTTCCTGCACCGTATCCTACAGCCGTATTGTCAGAATTTGTTGCAGTCGAAAAGTTTTGTTGAGCTAAAGTTGCATAACCTACAGCAGTGCTTCTACTTCCTAATGTATCTGCTGTTAAAGCAGTTCTCCCAACAGCTACATTATGGTCTGCATCAGTAAAAGCATCCCCTGCTGCCTCTCCAATAAAAACATTTTCTCTACCTGTTGTGACAGCTGTTCCTGCAAATGTTCCAACCGCAGTATTATAACTAATTGTATCAGTAGAAAAGTTTTGCGCTTTAAGTGCTGACGCTCCTATTGCAACTGATTTATCACCTTGTGTATCAGCAGATAAAGCTTCATGCCCCATAACAACATTCATTTCGCCTGTGGTAAGTGCATCTCCTGCTTGACCTCCAATAAGAGTGTTTTTTATTCCTGTGGTAACTGCATAACCTGCTTGTGAACCAACAGCAGTATTATAAGAAGAACCATCAGCAGGTTCAAAGGTTCTTAAAGCATTAGAGCCTATAGCTACATTATCATCTCCGTCTACATTTGTAAGTAGAGCTAAGTTACCCATTGCTACATTGTTAATGCCAGAAGTATTTGCTTGGCCTGTAAAAGCACCAAAGAAATTGTTTCCTGAGCCTGTAGTCGCTAATCCTGCATTGTATCCAAAAAAACTACTCTGACTGTTTGTAGCCATAGCGTTACCTGCCTGATAACCTACAGCAGTTATTTGGTCTCCTGTAGTAATAGCGGTTCCTGCTTCGTCACCAATAACAGTATTATAATTACCACCACTTGCTATAGAATTACCTGCGTTGACACCAAACCTTACATTAGATGTTCCTGCTGTTGGAGTTGATAAAGAACCGTCAGAAGCTATAGCAAATTTTACTGTTGCTGCTTCTGAAGCACCAGTCATAAATTCTAAACTGGTGGCATTGCTTGACGAACTAAAGTCACCTTCCGACTTCGCTTGAATTGCTGCAGCAACTAAAATAGCGTCTGTGCCTGTTCCTTCATTCGGAGCTTGAAAGTTTATTTTACCTAGAACGTCATTTGCAGCAATGTCTGATTCCGCTGTTTGTAAAAACAACTGTGCCGTGCTATCGTCACCTGTTCCTGCATTTTTAACATAAAGTGTTGTGCCAACTTCTAATCCAACTAGAGCATCTGTTAATGCAGCACCAGACCCTGCACCGTCAGCGTAAATCATCTTGGTAACACCTGCAGCAAGAATAACATTTGCTCCGCTGCCTTGCGTTAATGTAATAACTTGGCTCGTTGCATTTTCTATAATCCAGAGCTTTTTAACTGTGTTTGGTCCAACTGTAATTGTACAAGCTTGATCTCCACCAGTTAGTTTTACATAAAGACTGATTGCCTCATTATCTGTCTCTGTTCCGTTTGGAATAGTTAAGGTGTCTGTTGATGCACTCGCTATTGTTTTAGATTGATATCCTAAAGCGTCAGCAATTAAAGTTAAGTTTGTGTTTGTAGTGGTTCCCCACGTACCACTTCCATCTCCAGTGGCCATCTCATCCAAACGTAAATTATTGTCATAGGAGCTTGCCATATTAGTCTATCCTTACTATTGCGTTACTTGCAGTTTGAGCAGGAAAAACAATTTTAAATGTACCTCCTGCAACTGAAAAATCACCACCAAAATCTAAAATGGCAATCGCTAAATCACTTTCGGTGTCATTATAAATCATTGCACCACGAGCAGTAAATGTTGCTGATGTCCAAGATGGATCATCTGCATCAAAACAACCACTGGTGCTGTTTGTTATAACAGAAGCATTTGCAAGAGTAACACCTCCTGTTGTGTACCCATTTCCATTTGCAACTTCGTTAATCCCACTCGAAGCATATGCAGTTGTTGATGCACCTAAAGATGCCGAACTGGTAAAAAGAGCAATTTTTATTGTGTCACTATCAAGATCATGTAAGCCAAGCATTACATCTCTTTTAAATTGTGTACACATTGCCTGTGTAATAGCCATTTAAATACCTCCATTATATTCTGCTGTGTAAACTCTCTGCATCTCTTGTACAAACAATTGCACCGCTTCGTCAAATTGTGTTTTATACAAGCTTAATGTTTCTGCTGCTTTAGTAAAAGCAGAAGCTTCATAAAGAGATGCTGCCAATAAAACAGCAGGAGCATTTGTATCTATCCAACTGTTTGCATTACTTGAACTTAATCCTGTCTCTGGAGCAACGTATTCAACTTCATAAGCAAGCGTAGCACTTGGAGTTGGAGCTAAAGTTATCGTAGTTCCTGATGTTGTGGCTGTATCCGTGCTGTACATCCGTGGCGTTCCT